TTTTCCTCTGATTTATCTTTATTTAAGACTCTATCACTATCTCCTAGACCACTGGTCGTTGGGTCAGCAACAACTCCAACAATTGCTAATAGCGCAAAAGCAGCATTAACCACTGCAGCAAGTTGTTGATTTAAAATAACAAAGTCCCACTTATAGCCAAATGGTGCTCCTATAGCTTGTATTAGCAAGAATAGAGCAGGTAGTAAAGCTAACCAAAAAGCTTTGCTTTTTAAACGTAATTTCCAATTGATTTGATTCATTTTACTCTCCTTCAGAATCTAATTTTAGTGAATAAATAACCAATAATAGTTACGGCAAGAGTAAGCATAAAGCCCCAAGCCCACTTATTATTGGCTTCCATTTTTTCTATAAGTTTTGCGTTTGATTGGGCTATTAAAAGTGCTCGTTCTGCTTTATCCCGGACTGTTTCATAGTTGTCCAACTTTGTTTCAATTCGAGCTAATCGTTCGAGCACTTCTCGCCAGGCTTGCTCCTCCATACCCCCTGCTTTCTAATAATTGATACTCCAATTTGTATTTTCCTATTTTCTGCTAGGCTAACAAACCATCTTCAATAGCATAGACTTTTGATTGGAATTCTGATTCATCAGCCCGAACTTCTCTTCCTTTTAGCATAAATACGATTCAACTTCCACGTTAATCTCTACGCCATGCGTTATCGTCTGCCCAGATGTATTGTAGATTTTTATCTTATCACCAGATACTCTTGCGCTTAGTTTGTACAATGTGCCATCTGCTATCCAGCCGATCGCCTCACAAGTGACAATATTTACCTCAGATAACGTTATATTAGTGGGTTTTAAGGTAATTTCACTAATTAATACGCCACTCGACACTTGACTTTTCAATGAAAACACTGCAACCATTTTTGTTTTCCCTAGCTGAGAAAATGATTTAAAACTATCCTTGTTTAAGTAGGTTGAACCATAACTTAAATAATCGTTTATCTCTTGAGATTTTTTTAAGTTAATACCGTGCACATCATTCAATCCGTTTGCATTCAATCCACCGAACTTCATTCTTTCCGTATTGATTTTACCACTTGCGATTTTAGGTTTTCGGTTATTTTTATCTAACCAATTATTAAAATCAACGTTCATACCTGTAACATTTAGCTGTCCATTAAATAAATCTAAATCTGTAAATATTTTCGGTGTTGGCACTCCGTTTGTTTCTGTCTGATTTGGATAAGTAGACTTATTTATAAAATACCCTAAATTACTAATCGCTATCAGCGCCCAGACTAGATTATTAGCAGCTGTTAAATCAACTGCAATCTCGACAGTATCAGCATAAATATTAGACATTATACAACTATCTTTGACTGCAACAAATTTACTTCCGTTTATCCAATTTTTTGTCGGAGTATTGTAATTCCAACCATGAGAATGAAAAAGATAGGAATTTCCTCCTAAACCATTTATATGCGTCATACAGTTATATCCCATGTAACCAAAAATTTTGTGGTCAGTTGCTCCTAGCGATAGAATACCATTTTCAGACAAATTAGAGTCTAGATAATCTATGTTTAAGTTCCCAAAACTACCACCTGAGTTCGGTTTTCCAACAACGTTCGCTGTAACAAAACCTTCAACCAAACAATGATGCATAACTAAAATACTTGAATCATTAAACACACCATAAATACAATCTGATTTATTAATCACTTTTAAGTTATATATTTGTATAGTTTTTTCTTCTGTTTTTTGAGACGTTGCTATAATGCTAATAAACTTTTCAACACCTTGTTTATTAGCATATAACGCATGACCATTCCCTCTAATAATAAGGCTTTTATCAATCACAATTCCATCAATATAATAATCTTTTGTTAAAACAAGTTCTTTTTTTGTATTTATCGCATCATTAATAGCTAGTTGGACTTTTTCAGTATCATTATTTGACACTAAAGTGTACCATTCTGGATTAATACCTCGTTCGGTAAATTCATTAAATACTCGTTTCATAAAACTGTTTTCTGTTTCAAATGCACGAAAATCACTGTTTAAACCAATTTGTCTATCTAATCTTTCAGGTACATCTTTGTACGGTGCATCTGCTCCTGCTGGTTTCCTGCTACGTATTAATTCGCTTAATATTAGTCCTCCCGGGTCAACTGACTCTAGAATTTCTTTGTTTTGATTAACAAACTCTTCCCAACTCTTTTTACCATCTTTAATATATTGGTTGAAGATTCGATTTAACTCTTTGAAAGTCCACCAATAGTTTGAGTCTTTGAAGGGTTGCGAATAAATGGATTTCTCAACAATATAGTGAAATGTCCGAGTTGAGAATTGCTCAATCCACCGCCCGCCTTCTTGTTTTCTAAAGCTAAAATAAGCTTCGTTACGTCCAACCATTTGCAAAGCATTATCACTGACAATATAGCTCAGTGTTCCTTTGGATGCATCAAATGAAACAATGCTTTCTTCTGAAACACCTTGCCCTGTGACTTCTTGCGCCATTAAACAAAAGAACGGTTGTAAGCCCTCAAAATTTTTAGGTTGACCGTTCTCTACGATTTGAGCAACAATGGCTTGACTATTGACATCCGCATGTCTTAGCTTAACAATGCCAATATTGTTATTAGGCTCTGTGGTGGACAGTGTTATAAAATGTTCTGTCATAATAGACCCTTTCTAAAATTTGATATAATCCCTTGGATTCTTAAAGTGAGCGCTTGATGATGGCCAATATTGGTCCATAAATTGGAAGTGCAAATGTGGTCCAGTGACCGGACCAGTTGCTCCCATAAGTCCAATTTGTTGGCCCTTTTTAACATTTTGACCCACAGAAACATCGATTCTTCTTTGATGTGCGTACCCTGTATAAAGTCCATCCGCATGCTTGATGACCGTATAATTTCCATACCAGTCATAATAATTACTTCCCGCTTGGACCACTTGACCATCGCCAGAAGCTAAGATTGGAGTTGTTGGATTGCCATTAACCAAGTCAATAGCATTGTGAAATTCTTGCGCTCCCGTGATTGGACTCGTTCTCCAACCCATTTCACTTGTTACGGTAATAGGACTTGAAATTGGAGCAATATAACCTCCGCTACCGCTTAGGATTTCAAGATTAACAAATTTATTATACCATTCTTGGGCCCAAGTGCTACGTTCAGGGTGTCCGTTTAAGGGGCGTTCAAAGTTAGCTACAAAAGCTTGCGTTGCAGTATTGATATTGGTTAATGTCATGAATTGAGTCCAAGAATAAGGATAAGAACTTTTCGCAATCCATTGGCCGTTTTGTGCATGCCACATCAAGAGCTTGAATTGGGCGGTTATTGTGTCTGGATTGTCAGTCACTCCTGCTCGTGTCATGAGATTAATCATATAAACACGTCCAGAACTAGCTCCTGAACTATCCGTCCATTGCCAAACTCCATAACCGAAACCAGGACGTCCACCGCCCTCATCAGCTGTTGGGTTGGCATCAGATTCACCCTGTGCATTTCCGAGTAAAGCGGCTGCCGCTTGTTTAGAGAAACCAGCTCCAATTGCCATTGCCCAGATTTGCCAGTACCGTTTATCACGGTCACTTGTGACTTCTGGTGGGTATTGACCATTCCAACCACCGCCGCCACCAGAGTTTCCTCCATTTTTATCAATCTTAACGCCATTAACATAAAAGTTACCATCAACTTTTACTTCTCCGTAAAGATTTAATTTGCGATTTTCAGCCGTACTGTCTTTAGGAATTTCTAAAACATTTAAAAATGCACCATTACTTCCCATCGAAGAAAGTGCAAAAGAGTAACCTTGATTTTGGATTGCATTAATCCCTTGGAGTTGTCCGCCTGTATAAGTTGGCGCAAAAGCAAACATCTCTTTCTCGCTTGACCCCTCTTTTTTGATGAAACGGATTCTACCATTGTCTAGTTCGATGATAAAATCGTTATTAACTGAACGAATTTTAATACCCGATAAGACGCCTGCTTTTATCAAGTCGGCATTAAGAGTTCCTGACCTGATAAAATCTGCTACAAATGTTCCATCTAACGTCCATGCAGTATTAAACGGCCCCTTCCAACCATTAGAGCTAAAACCAATACCACTCTTATTAATTCGTAAGACCTGTTTTGAATCTTCCAAAGTCGTTCCATTAACAAAAAATAAATCTGTGGGACGTTCCTTTGGATGCCAAATAACATTCCCGCCATCATTACCACTGATAATTTTCGTAACATAATCAGTAAATACACTACTATATTGTTTTGTGGGTACTTTTTTCATAACCTCAGTAAACTGATTTTGTTGTTCTTCAAAAAATGTAAATTTAGGGTCACCTGCTTCGATGGATTCAATCTGTTCAAGTAATCCATCATAAACCACTTTATTTACAGTCATTTCAAGATTAATATTATATCGCTCATGAAAAACAGTAAAAGAATCAAAAATTCCAAGCTGTCTAAAGTTCTTGAACTTGGCTTGGTTATCTAATTTTCTAATGTTTACCTCGGCACTAACTTTGGGTTTATCAACTCCTGCATTCATTGAAGTAAAATATTTACTAGCAACTTTATTTAATGTTGCAGTATCAGTTGCTCCTTGGTCTTCCGTAAATTGAATATATCGAGCATAAACCTCTCCATCATAATTACCGATATATTGTGAATTCACTTTATTACCATAGATTCGTTCAGTTTTACCATCAGTATTTTGAACATCAGCGTAAGGAAATATACGAGTAACTAATCCATCCCAATTTAGCTCAAGTTTGAATCCCTCGAGGTTTTTTCGATAGCGTATTGTTGTAACATTATCTTTACCCCGTCTTTTTAGTAAAGAAATCCGATTCGGTTCGTGTTTAATTTCACCGCCATAACACTGATTTAATGAACCATCGATTCCTTTAATACACTCAAGTGGATTAGAAACTTCAAAATGGGTAGATGAAATAGCTGTGATATCAGAAAACATTTCGATATCACTTTCTAAATCCATTCCATCATGCAAAAGAGCCATCGCTTGAATTCCAGTTTGATTATCAATTACAACATTTTTAACTGTCCGATTTCCTAATTTCATCGTCCGAGATTTAGCAGTAACGTATAAAAGACCAGTGGCCATATCTTTATAGTGAGTATAAATATAAAAAACGTGATAACTATCTAAATCATTTGGTTTGCATTTGATTTGATAATTAACGTCTTCTAAATATTCACTATATTTTGTGGTGATTGGAAAAGTTAATTCAGCAATATAAGAGCCGTTAGCTTCTTCAGTAACTTTTAAAGAACGGCAATCTGCAAGCGTAGCAATTCCGCCATTATTTTCAAAATCGGTAGCCTTAGGCTCATATAAAATTGGTTTCATATCTTTGTTTGCCACCTCGGTTCTATTTCTATTTTTGAAACATTTCCATTCCATGAAATTTGATTCATTCCAGAATCTAAGTAGGGAAAATTTTGACTTCCTACAAAATTATCATGTAAATTAATCAACTCACCATTGTTTTCTTTATAAACCTCCATTATATCCTCGTTGGAATCAATAATAATCGTGTTTTCAATGTTTTTTAACTTCGTCTCACGATTATTAATAAAAACGGAGATATTACCTTGACCATAAATTTTTATTAATGGATAACTTTCATAACGCTCTGGATTATAAAGTTGCTGAGGTTTATTAAACTCTATTGCTCTTTCTCCACCAACTCTATACTTGAAAGGTGCAAAGCTGACATCAAAAGTAAAAGGAACACCTCTCATAGCTGAGATGTTCCCTGAAAAAGTAGGATTATTGATAACTACCACTTTATAGATATACCTAGGGTCATAATATGGGATAAAATCAACATATTCTCCTCTAGTATCTAACGCACTTGTAATTAAATCTTCGACAAACTGGATTGAATGCATATCTGGTGAAACATAGAAACATTCCAGAGTATGTTCTACATTAGTATAATAACCTTTGTCAGTAATCACGAGTTTATTTACTCCGCTTACCTCATCAAGCGTTATCATTCGTTGAGCTTTCTTTTTTTCTGGAGGCTTAGTTAAAAACATCTGAAATTCTTCGCTCCAATGATTACCAATTTTAAACCAACCATCTAGCATCTATCCAAATCCTTTCTGCTTATTTAAGTCTCCCAATTTATACATCATATATTCTGCCATTTGGTCCATTGTTTCTTTAGGCATTGCTCCATAAGTCGTCAAGTGAAGGTGAATCTCATCACCTCCCGCATTCCCCATCTGATTGGCGACCGCTTTCTCAACATATCCCATTAAATCACTCAAGGGTGCGACTGCTTCTTTTCCAGCTTCTCCACCTACCATAAGTGAATTGCCATTTTGACCAAACACAGTTGGTTTAGTTAAAATCCCACCTTTAGCGAACCAATCTACTCCTATCTTAGGAAGTTTTCCTTTCAAAGGGTTGAATGTTCCTGAAAACGAAAAGTGAGGCATAGGGATATGTGGGATTTCTATTTTAGGGAACTTGAGTTTTAGAAACTTAAATAAATTCTTAATAGCATTAACCTTATCATCGAATGAACCAAACATGAAAGCCGAAATTGTTTTTATAGATTGTTCAAGCCACTTGAAAGCACCATCGACTGGGCTACTAAATTGTCCCCAAAAATCACTCCACCATTGTTTCAGCCCGTCCCATTTATCGCTAAACCAGTCGGTGATTGCTCCCCAGTTCTTAATTGCAGTAATGATTCCTGCAATTACAGCAATCACAGCTACAATTACGGCCATTACAATACCAACAGTTGATCCAAAAAGTACAAATAAGGCTACTATACCACCAACGACAGGAGCAAGTAGGGTGACAATAGCTAATATCCCACCAAAAGACTCTACAAATGTTTTTATAGGTCCCGGAAGGTTACTAAACCATTGCGCCAATTCTCCTAATATTTGAAGAACTGGAAGCAAAGCATTTAAAATATCTGTTCCTATTGGTAAAAGAGCCGCTTGCATTTCATTTAATGCGCCCTGCCACTCTTGTGATGACGTTTTTTGCGTAGCTTCATCAAGTTTGCCATTAACATTGTCAAATTCTTTTCCAATATTAAATAATGAACCGCCAGCTTTTGTTCCTAAATCTTCAAACTGAGAAGATAGAGCAGAAAGTGCTTTTTGTTTGTCTTCTGGACTCATTTTATTCAAATCTTTTTGAATTGATTGAGCTACATCTGCAACAGTTGCTTTTCCTTCTTGCCATTGCTTAAATGAATTTTGAGTAGCCTCACTAAATGTTCCCATATTAGCTTCAAATGAGCCATCACCTAAGCGAATTTGTAATTCTTTAACAGCATCAGCAACTTTATCAGTGTTCATTGCACCGTTACTCAAACCATTTTTCATGATAGAAAGCATATCTTGAGCGCTAAATCCAGCTTGTTGGAATAATGGAGCATACTCATTAAGAGTATCCATGAAGTCACCAGAAGAGTTTAGCCCGTTCTTATATCCATCGGCAACTAAATCAAAAGCCTTTTGGGAATCAAGACCGAAAGCATTCATTAATTGAGTAGTACCAGTTACATTTTCTTGTACATCAGTTCCCGTCCTTTTACTTAGCGCCATAACTTGAGAAGTAAGTTTAGCCAAACTTGTATCATCTAAATCTTTAAAGCCCTGCTTCATGATAGCGGTCGCTTCGGTTGCTTCATCAATTGAATCTGTAACACCAGATTTGAAAACATCTTGAGCAACACCTTTTAAATCTTCTAAAGCCTGACCGCTTAGATTTGTAGTTGCATAGAGTTTTCCATAACTTTCATCAGTTTCTAACGCAAAATCCTTTGCTTTATCACCAATTTCTACAATCTTATCACCGATTTGTGAAAGTTGGTCGGCAGCTTCCATAAGAACCCCACCTTTGACAGCTTCGCCTACATCTTCAACCGAACCTCCTAACTCATCAAACTTACCTCCAAGCCCTTTTGTTGCATTTCCAGCTTCTCCACTACTTGATTCTACATCCTTTAAAGATTGCTTATAGTGGTCTAAACGTCCTTCGGTTGCGACTACTTCACGTTGAAAGGCACGATATTGTTCTTCCCCAATATCACCGCTCTTAAATTGACGCTCTACATCTGCTTGTGCGCCTTTGAGCCCATCAAGTTTTTTTGTAGTTAATTCAACTTGTTTAGAAAGTAATTGTTGCTTTTGAGCAACTAATTCAACATTGCTTGGATTCAATTTTAAAAGACGTTCTACATCACGAAGTTCGCTATTGACTGAATTAGATTGTTTGCCAATATCTTTCAATCCATTCGTGACACCAGTTGTATCAGCCCCAATTGCAATAGTAATCCCGCTTATTTTTTTAGCCATTTTTTACTCCTTTCTAGAACGAATCGAAATCATCTTGTGTTGCCTTACGTTTATTCTCTTTATCAGGGTTATTGAAATCAACCCACTCTTGAATAAAGTCTAAACAATCCCCAATATCCATTACTTGCATATCTTCACTTGATAAGCCAACTTGCTTACAAAGCAAAAGGAACGACTCGACAGTGAATACTTCATCACTGGCTGTCGCTCCTGAATCTACTTTTTTTTAGATTTGATGGAATGTGCAATCAAATCTTGTAATTCACTGGTAAAGTCTTCAATTGGCAAACTTTCCAAACTATCTAACCAATCCAAAGGAGCTGGAATTGAATGGTCCGCTGTTTTGGCATAAATCCAAACAAAGTTATAAAGAAGCGTCAAGTCAAGCATTGACAACTGTTCCCAAGAAACATTATCAAAATTAAATTCTTCCTCTGTTCCTGTTTCCAAAGCTTTTGCAAGTTTCATCAAGTCCGCAAAATAATCGGTATGAAACTGCATTTTATAACGCAATGGAGTAGCTGCATTTGAAGCTAAACGAATCTTAATCTCTCCAATTTCAATTGTTTTTTCCATTTTGTCTCCCTAATCGTGTCTAGTTGTAGTTGTTGTAGTGGTAGTCGTTTTTGAATTTTTATCATAAACGGAATTGAACCACGCATCATAAACTGTAGGCTCTGTATCTGGACGAGTTTTTGTTTTAACTGCTTTATCAGACGGACGAGGGCTTGCTGAAAATGAAAGCTCCGTTGTATTTGGATCACCTTTATCAATTGTTGACGAACCAACACTAGGGCGACTTGCTGAACAATTATACAAAACATGGCGAGTTGCTTTTTTATCCCCTTCAAATTGGAACATTAAAGCAAAAGGAGAAGTTTCTGCATTAGAATACTCTGTTTGAACTCCACCTTCAACAACTTCTCCTAAAATTTTGGTCGCAAATTCTTCAGGAACAAGGGCTGTAGTGAGTTTACCATCATATCCTTGGTTATTACCGCTGATATAGTAATCAATATTATCAGCTTTAAATTTAATCAAATCACCACTAGCTTCTAAAGAAAGCTCAACCGCTCCTGGCCATCTGATCGGTTTTTCATAAGTAGTTGCTCCACTTAGTAAATCTGTTGTTGCTCTTGCAAAATAGACATTTTCAAGACCAAATTCAACTTTATTTTTTTCTTGTTGTCCTGACATTTTTAATCCTCCATTGATTAAATATTAATTTCATAAGCTCGAAGATACATTTTTTCACTATCAAGGTAGCTTTCGTATATCTCATAAACGATTTTATTATCGTCTAATAGTTTCTCAAGCTTTTGCTCTTCTCGCTCATTCTTTAAGTTTGAATATAACTCAATCGTTATATCCTTATTTTTGGCATAAATTTGGTTATCGGCTTTAAATCCAATTTCTTCATCAACATAGTAAAGAATGTAGGGTAAAGGTGGGGCTTGCCCAACTGCCCATAACCTGTAGCCAACTATTAGACCTGTTTGGTCGAGAATTACTTTTAATTCTTCTAACGTCATTGACTCAACCTCTTTTCTACCCTGCTGATATAATTAGACACAAGCTCTTCTTCAACTGGTGCAATATGGACTTTCGGTGCTACTCGACCACCATTTCTTTTTGCGTGACCTTTTTCAAGTAAATGAGTCAAACGATAGGTCGGAGCTTTTTGGTAAATAATTTGATTAGTTTCATTGCCGACCTTTATTTTTTTTCTAGTCCAATTAGTTGCATAGTCCGCAGTTCTAACGGGACTTGAACTTCTTAGTTTATTAACCCCTTCTTTTGCAATATCCTCTTTTATTGAGTTAACATCATCTAATACATCCTTTGTCCAGTTTCGAACCTCTTTCTCAATAGCTGAAGTTAATTCATTAAGTGAAATTTTATTGGACATTAGAGTCACCAACTTTCAAACGGCAAACTAATTCGAGTTCTTCATTACTTGTCTTATAATGTCGAACCACGGTCAATAGTAAACCCTGATATAACAATGTTTGCTCATTATTATATTCAAAAGGGTGAATAACTAGAGTATGCGTGACCTCTATTCCTGATTGACCAGCTTGGTAAAATTCCGCTCGATTCATTGGTTTTTCATAACCAAGAACGACACTTTCTTTTGTTTTAGGGATTTGCTGCCCTAAACTATCCTCATCATATCCATCAGGAGTCAACAAAGTTATCTCTTCATCCCACATCATTTTTACCTCGATATTTAATGATTAAATTCCGTAAACGATATTCAAGATTACGAGGCATTGTTTCACCGCCTTGGTGTTTATATCTAAAAGCTGCTAAATCTACAATAAACATGACTTGTTCATCGCTTTTTGGCTCTAGTACAATTCCTTTATTGTCTTTGAGTTCTGTAATAACTGATTTTATAATCACTTTTAGAAGCTCATCTCTAACTGTAGAACGATATCCCAAAACGGCTTTAACAAGGTTCAAAATACTATCTTCATCCATAATTTGCCTCCTTCACGATTTGAACATAGCGATCAGATACCTTCCCAGATTCTTGATTTAAAACTCCAAGGGGCGGGGTATCAAGATATATTCCTTTGAAAAACAAGTCCATATCCTCAGTTACCCCAGCATTATGAATAATCTTTTTGTTTCCTAGTTCATCATCAGTTGACCAAGCAAAATCTAATTTCTTGCTTACTTTTGGTGTAATTCCATAATGATACATTGTCCAAAGTTGAGCCCACATTTCAGCCGTCCATTTTTGTAAAGTTGTTTCAAGTGGTTCAATTGCTCTATAAAGAAAAATAGAATTAACATAAACATCATGCCAATATCCAGCTCTAGGATTTTTAATTACCCATTGGGCACCTCCTGAGTTATTTTGAATAGATTCTAACCATTCGATTGGCACTTTTATCGCATCTGTCATTACTTCAAGCGCTCGAGATGAATTAGTGACAGATTTAATATAATCTAGTCCAATGTAACCAATAGTGTCTGAGCAATACCATCTACTTTTTGTAACTGGAACTTTAAACGCTTCTAAATCGAGAATAACAGTATCAGAATCAAGATAAACATAGGTTTCATTCTCTCTTTCAGAATCTTCACTTAAATATCTATAAAATAAATAAGGTTTAATACTTGGGATATAAGACTTATCAAATCTATCATCTTCATATGAATAGACTTTACAATCATTAAATTCCATTAATACAGAATCATCTTCTTTAGCAAATAAAAGGATAATGTCTTTTTTATCCACCCCCAATTTAGACAAACTATTAATCACAGTATGCAATTCCCAAGCAAATCTTTTTTTAGCTGGTTGTGCAAATAAAAATTTCATTATCCTATCCTATTTTTAATCGTGTCTAGTTGTAGTTGTTGTAGTTTTATCATTTTAACCAATGGTAAACGTTACATAGAAACCAGCTTTTTTATCGGTTGCTTTGACATCATAACGAATGATGCCAGCTAGTAATTGACCATAGATATTGTTATCTACCCATGCAACTGAAACTTGCTTACGGTCAAAGAATGAAGCGAATGCCTTGGCATCTCCAATAAATCCAACAAGATTTCCAACAGATTTACCAATCACATCATCATCGAGTACAACAACTTCTTTTCCAAGCAATTGTTTACCACTTGCTGCTGTGATTGAATCTTGAAGAAGGTAGCGACCATTTTTATCTTTGAGTTTATCTAATTCTGAATACATTGAAGCTGAGATAAATAATTTTACATCATATACTTTCTTAATTTCTTTATTAATCAAGTCTTTCAAGCCATCTACACCAACTACTGATTTAGCAGTCGCTGTCTTAAGAACTGCTGCAATATCAGCATTTTTAGTGTTCAACGATTGGTCTTGAATTTCGTCTGCAATCAATCCTGTTACGTCGTAGCTTGCATCATCAATCATTTCTTGCGAAATTGGAATATATCCACGACGAGTGGCAACAGAGTAATCAATTTCAACCATTTTTGGGTTTGCAAGTTTTGGATTTTTTTCTAGTTCTTGAACAGTTGCCATTTTAGAACCTGATTTAGAAATCACTGGGAATTTACCACTTGCTGAATTAACAGGCACTGAACGAACATATTTTGAAAGGTCAACAATATCTTCTGGTTCAAGTTGTGGTTGCAAGAGTTCTTGCGGAATCAAAGCCCCGCCTTCAACAGAAGTAAAACCATCACGTTTTTCAGCGCCTTTAGATTTAACAAATGCATTGATTGCTGAGCGTTTTTCAGCTAATTCTTCTTCAGTCACTTTAAATTTTTTCATTTTTCGTTCTTCTCCATCTTTAGGTTTTTGGTCAGCAGGATCAGCAGCTTTAGCTAATTCATCTTCAAGGTCTTGTTTTTCTTTTTGCAATTCTGCAATTTTTTCATCTAAATCTTTGACTTGTTTTTCTAAGTCATCGGCTGAATCACTGACAGTTGAAATTTCTTCATCTGTATTGGCTTCTTCCAACGCTCGTTCCAAGTCATTTTCTTGTTTTTCTAGGTCAGAACGTTGAGAAAGTAATTTATCAATTTCACTTGAACGTTCTTTGATTTGTTTATTCAAAATAAGTTGTTTTAAGGCCATTTAATTTTTCCTCCAATTTGGATTTTTTAGCGAGAAGTTCTCGTTTTTCCATATTTTCTATTTGTTTGCTACGTGCTTCTACTGCTGTGTCAGCATACGCTGGGAATGTCACAACTGAAACTTCAAATAATTCAATTGCTTTAATCGTGAACTTGTAAGAACCATCATCACGAGTTTCCATTGCTTCATCAAGAATATTGAAACCGAATGAACACTGGTCAACATCCCTACGCTGAACACGAGAATATAAATTCATTGCTTCAGTATCGTTCTCATTGACTTTTATTTCTCCATAGACACCTTTCGCATCAACGGAAAGTGTCAATGTTCCAGGTTTCGTTCGACCAAGAACTTTTGAAGTCTCATGGTCAATTAAGGCCCGAACATCCGATAAATCAACATTGTCAAAACTTTCTGGGGCGATTTCTTCAAAGCAGCCTTCGTAAAGTTCTGTTTCTGAATTAAAGACAATAAAATAACCACTGATTATTTTTTCAGCGGCTTCATCATTTGCGTTTAAATCAAGGCTTCTAAAGTTTCTGACTTGGTAATTTTTTCTTTTTTCCATTTTTCACCTCCTTTCTAAGTTTCATCTTGAATGAGTTTTTTCTGGTTCACTAAATCCTTCTGCTGTAAATAATTTTCCAAAACAAGTAAATCATCCATTTCAGCATCAGGAGGCATTCCCACCCAATTTCTAAATTCATTCCTTCTTAGTGCATTAAGTTGTGTCATCTGCGCACCAGCACTTACCATTTCTGTCAGTGAGTAATTATAAAGGCTTCGTGGATTGAGTGAGAAATACATATCTTCTTCAACAATTAACTTATTATAAGTTTGTTGGATAACTTGAGCGATTGACATAATTTTTGTATTTATGAAATTATTGAACTCATCTTTGTTATAAGTTCCAACTCCCAATAAGAAAGCAGGTACTCCGAAAATACCTGCCACCGTTTTTTTATCTAAAGTTACTGCATCGTTAATCGCTAAATCATTCAAAGTCAATGGTTTAATTTGTTGAACATTAACCATACCTTCTGGAATAATCCACGGTTTACCAGCTTCTTTACGTTTAAGGTACATTTCTTCAAAGTTCTCACGTCCTTCTTCATCAGATAGTTCATCAGAATCTGAATCGACCGAAACAATAAGATTTGGCATATATTCACTTGCCATGAACCCTTTTTTTGTGACGCTTGCTTGTTTCAAGTTACCAACGATATCTTTTAAAGCCACTTTATATCCCGTTCCAATAAACGGACGTTCAATTGATGGATTTAAAACAAAATGAAGCAAGGTACTGGGGTCATATTCTTTATTGTCAAACGTTATTGAATAATCTAAATCATCATCACTTACATTAAATGTCACTTTATAAGGAGAAATAGGAGTTAATCCAATAATTTTATCGCCGCTTACTTGTGGTTTTACTACTGCATTTCCATTTCCTTCTAAAAGCATAGAACGTACTAACCATTGAATGAACGTTTTTCTCGATAAATATTTATTTGGCTCAATATCTACCACTCGTGACAAGTCATTTTTTATCCGCTTGTCTCCTGTTTCGCCATTCTGCATGAGTTGAATTGTCATATTTGAAACTAAATCAGCGATACAATCTACAGCCATTCTAACTTCTGGGCTGTCAGATAATTTTGTGTAACCGTCCGAAATTAATTCTTTAAAAAAATTGGGCAAAGTCATTACAACTTGTGGCGCTTTGGGTATTTCATCTTTTACTTCTGGAATCACCTCTTCGGGCTCAGTTGCTTTTGATTCTTCTGTTGGACTTCTTTTGTTATTAAAAAACTTCAAATTTTTATCCTTCCTAATTTCCGATACCCCAGGCATCTTTTTTACTCTTTTGTTCTTTTTCTTCAAGCATTCCACGACTTGCAAATACTGAAGCATCAAATAAGTCAATCCTTTGGTTAGGCATTACTTTTTCAAATTGAATCGCATCATCTGTTTTTTCAATTGCTTTAACATTGGCAACACAATACTCATAGGCCATATTATTCACATAATATAATTCTTTATTTTTAGCCTTAAATTCAATTCTCCGAAATCCTTCTGATTTTTTCCAGAATTGTTGAGGAGCATCAACCATTTTGAATTTTTGTTTTTTCATCATCATGAAAAATTCACGACCAAACTTTTTATCAAAATGGACTGATTTTATCTTAAATCCCTTATCTCGCATTTCCATGAACCATTTTACAATGTCATCATAAAGAACGGTTTCCGTATTAGACAGTGTCGCCCAACCTTCTTCTTGCCATTCAAATAAAGGAATGTCATCTTCTTGTGCTTTTTCAATTGCTCTAGATTTTGGAAAGAAGGCATGAGTAATAACAATATCAATTGATTTACCTTTATACTCATAATTTCCATATAGTGCTGAAGCGGTCAAGTCATGCATTTTAGAAAGGTCAGCTCCCCCATACCAAGTGATTGGTAGTTTTGATAATTCCTCCATTGTCCAAGAATGCTGCTTATTAGAAAATCTAAACTCGTCAATATCAAAGTAAGCATCCATTGAATTAGTAAAAATATTAAGCGACTTATTTAGGAACTCAGCTTTAAGTTGAGGTTCAAGTAATGCTTGTCTTGCTTCGGTAATCAAATCATCTAAAGTCACTGTGACATCAAGTGATGGAGTAACGGATGCTAAAACATCTGGATCATCAATTGTAGTAATTTCTCTTGTAACTGGATTAATGATATTACCTTTTTCATCTTGTTCAGCAGTACATAAAAAAATAAAGTATGAATCATAAGCTTTATCTTTAATGGTGCCAGATAAGACTTTTTTCAAAGTAGTTACCCGCTGCGCAAGAAACCCATTAGCAATATCCCCAGCGGTTGAAATCCCCATAAGCAACTTATTTCGATAAGCTTTCTGAGAGTTTTTCATCAAGATGTATTTTTTTGCGCCAGCTTTTTTCCATGAGTGAATTTCATCAAGGATTAATGCATTACCGTTCAAAGAGTCTAGTTTGTCGTCTTGATTGGCGATAGCAAAAATATCACAATAGCCATCTCCAAAATCCACATGAACAGAATGTTCTTGGTTATTATCACGAATACGCATTTTTTTAACATCATTACGTATTTTCTCAACATTATAAGTTAGAAATCCAAAACTTTCTTGTGTTTGCTTCAAGGAATTCGCAACAATATAAGTCTTACTCCCACTTGCTCGGTCAACAATATTTTTTGCCCAAGTTAATGAAGCAGCAAATGCAGTTTTCCCTTGTTTTCGTGGTAAAAAAATAAGCGCCTCATTGAAACGCCTAATATTTGTACCTTTTTCAAAAAAACCAAATAAGTTTACGCAGACAAATTTTTGCCAAGGTTGCAAATACATCGGAGTATCTTTATAAGATACCCCTTCTTTATTTTCTCCTTGAACATGTACGATTGTTCCTTCAATTAATCCAATCACGAAATCAAACTGGTGATGTTTAAAATCCCACTTATCAGATTCGAGGTCATCTAGAAAACGTTGAGCTGCTTGTTTCTGTTCGATATTCGCTAGAGTATTGCCTGAAATAACATCCTTTGACCATTGAATGGCAGTTTCAAAATTATCCACTTCCACCACCGCCACTCTGACTCATGAATTGAGCGAATGGGGAAGCTTTTTCTTCTTGTTTAGTTTCAGAATCTCTTTGGCTTTTCGGGTTCAGCATGAGTTGATTTGAATAAGATAAGATATCTTTTCTTAATTTTTCAATTTGATCTAAAGCAGGATGTTTTTTAGTTGAGTTCGACGCACTTAGCGTTGAAATGGGAGAACCTTCTTCTTCCCAAACTTTCAGAGCTTCATAATATTGTCGGACCATTCCTGCATAAATTCGTACTAGCCGATTAAAGGCATAGTTATAGGTTTTTAACTGTTTCATTTGTGCAATCGTATCTTTATAAATTGTTTCTTCTGTTGGGATTTTTTTCAACTAAAAATATCACTCCTTTCTATCAAAAATTGTAAAAAATATTTTCAAATTTCCTCACACTTGGAAAAAGCTAAACTCACTCGGTTCTTTTTAAAAATATTTTTTTGTAGCAGAGGTGGGGGGCTTGATTTTGTCTTGCCAATATTCTCCAAGCTCAGTAGGAATATCACTATCTCTGTTATGCATTTTATTATGGCACTTCTCGCATAAACTAATTAAGTTCCATAAACATAACCACCACTTAGGATAATCTCTCAAGAACCAAACGTGATGGACGACCGTGGCAGTCGTTGTGATGCCAAACCTTTTACAATTTCGACACTCATATTTATCACGTCTTAAAGCAGTATCTCTTTTACTCCTCCACCTATTATCTTTATATGGACTCATAGCATTACTCCATTCAATAAGAAAAGCCGCCAGTATATGACGACTTAATTTTTAGTTATAATTTTGAATTGGTGTTAGTAGTTCGTTCGTTTTAGAATGCTCATAGATTGCAACGGCCGCTTCAAAAACATATGCATCTCCCACAAACAAATCTGGGTTTTCAAAAACTTTTATTGCGAAAGCTTCTGCTGCTAATTTTAGTTTATCTTCAACCACATTATTTAGATTTACAGTAATATTTGTTTCTGCCATTTTTTCTCCTTTAATTTCTCTTGGTTTCATAGGCGCATTAGTTCTTTTAGGTCGTTCAAAATTCATCTTATTCCTCCAACAATAAAAGGCTGCCCAGTAGACAACCTGTAATAAAATATAATAGCAAGTCAGGGATTCGAACCCTAACAAGCTTATGAAGCAAATTCAACCTTACTTTTCCGAAATTTGTGCTTTTGCCTTTTACTTCATAATACAAGTATATCAGCAAAAACAAGGGTTGAGGTTCCGTTTTTAGGCAATTTCGATTCTTTTTTTGCCTATTTTGTCCCCCTCAAATTAAGTGAATAACAAAAGAATAGATGTCATTCCTAAATTTATAATAAGCAGCTTTAGCTTTCTTCTGTGGAACTTCAAAGCCTTGAACATCCAATTCTTGCATTACTTGATACCAGTATCTGCCATTATATCCTTCACATTTTAGTCTTATTACCTCCTTTTCAACTTGAATCAAAGGTAGATACCAGATGTCGATTTGTCTTATCAATTCTCTTAATCTGATTAATTCCTCATCATTTTCAAGCTTTTCTTGGTTTATAACATGACTTAACTGTTCCGAACCACCAGAATAAGCCGTACGAATACCTAAGTTATCTACTTTTTGCTTATAAAGATATCTACTTTCAATTGATTTTATTCTGGCTTCAAGTCTG